TCAGCGGGCCTTGCGGCGGGCGTGCGCGCTGCCCGGCGCAGCTTTGGTCAGCCCGTCGTCTTCCAGCGCGGCGCGCAGGTCGCTCTCCAGGGCGTGGGCGTATCGCAGCGTCGACTTGATGTCGGCGTGGCCTAGCAGCTGCTGGGTGAGCTTCAGGTTTCCCGTCTTGCCGAGCATGACGGTGCCGGCGTGGTGGCGGGCGCCGTGGATCAAGCGCGGCATCTTCAGGCCGGCCCGCTTGGCGCCGTTCTTGAGCCGCTGGGCGAGGCCGTAGTACGTGATGGGGTCGCCGGGCTTCTTGGCCTTGTAGCGCCCACGGGCCGGCTGGGCCTCTTCCTCGTACCAGATGCTTTCCAGGCCCAGCGCCTGGGCGCGGCTGACGCGGGCGGCGATCTCGCGGGCGTCGTCCTCACGCAGGGGCAGCAGCATGACGCCGCGCTTGCGCTTGTTGATGGCGAGGCGCGGGCCGAACTCCTCATCGGCGGGCAGGTAGGCCTCGGGCGGGAAGAACAGTTCGTTGAGACGCAGGCCGTAACGGATGAGCATCTTCAACGGGAAGCGGCAGGCGACATCGCAGCCGGCCGACCAGGCCGCGCGCTGCTTGGCCGTGTAGAGCCGGATCTCCGGTTCGGGCTCTTTCAGGGTCAGCACCTTCCAGTCGATCGCGGGCATGGGCTTCACCTCCCACACCACCTCTGCCCGCCGCAGGATCCGGCGCAGGGTGACGATGATGTCGGCGTTCACCGTGGCGTTGGAGATCGGATAGCGCTTGGCCGGGGCGCCGGGGCGGTCCTTGCCCTTGGCGTAGGTCTCGCCACGGCGCTTCTCGATCGCGCGGGCGATTGTGCGCGTGGTGATCTCGACGAGGCGGGTTTCCTTGCCGATGAGCCGTAGCAGGATCTCGATCCGTCGCTCAGCGTCCTCGGCTGTGCCGAGGTGTTGGCCGACTTCGGCCCACCACTGGCCGGCGCCCTGGTCGAGGGTCATGCCGGCCTGGGTGTCGTGCAGGCCCAGGGCTACGTCGTTGCGGATCTTGCGCTCGACTTCCTGGGCTTTGCGCAGGGTCTCGACGCCGGTGGAGCCGGTGTAGCGCTTGCCGCCCTTCACGAAGTCGTAGGCGTAGAAGCGGCTCTTCTTGGGTAGATAAACGCTCATGTACGAGGCCTAGCGGGCCTTGGCTCCCTTGCGGGCCGAGAATGGCACGACCTTTCCCGTTCGGACGGGCGCGGCCTTGGCCCTCGGTTCTCGATCAGACGCCGCGCGCGCATCAGGGCCCTCGATCAGGTAGGTGCGGAGATCCCGCTCGGTATAGGAGCGCACCCGGCCTTTGCGAACAGCCCTGATTACCCCGTCGTCAGTCATCGCGGACAGGGTCTCGACGTCAAGCCCCAGCAGTTCACTGGCGGCTTTGGCGGTGATGACGGCCGCCACGGCAAAGGCCGCGGCGAAGCGGGCCTCCGTCGTTGGGCCTAGATAGGCGAAGTTCTGGGACTGATCGGTGGTCATCGCAGGGCTCGCTGCGGGTTCTGGCTAGTGACACCGGCATTGAGCGACACGCCGTCGCCGGCGAGGCGGCCGTGGCCGTAGGCCGGGTCGTAGTCGCGGCTGGATCTGCGGCGCATGTCCTGCAGCTGGATCCCGGCCTCGGCCAGCGCGGCGTCGACCAGCTGGTTGCGGAGCACGACGAGGCCGGTGCCGGTGGGCGCCGGCGGCTTCATCGCGCGGATGCGTTCGGCCAGGCGGTCGGCCATGCCGTCGAGATAGGCCTGCATCCTCGCGCGGCGGATGATCGGCCGGAGGAGCGCCAGATCGCGGTTCTGCCGCTCGCAGGCGTCGCGGAGAGCGCGGGCGCAGATCTCCAGCAGATAGCGCGCCACCTGGACCTCGTGCTCCAGGCCGAAGAAGTTGATCTGGACCGGGTAGACGCCGGCCAGCGAGCGCCAGCTGGTCGCGCCGGTCAGCTGGCCGATCGCCGTCGCGATGCGAGGCAGGCGCTCGCCGACTTCGCTGCCCACCGAGCCGGTGAAGCGGTCGATCGGCGTCGCGCGCATCTCGGCCTCGTCGAGCTCCATGTTGTGCTCGGCGAGGAGCACGGCCAGTTTCTCGGCGGCCGCCAGGGCCTCGGCCTCGGTGCAGCCGTTGGCCACCGTCTTGGCGGCCAGGGCGCGGCACAGGGCTGCGATGCGATCGCGTTTGCTCATGCCGTGCCCCTTGCCCTCGCGCGGACCTGCTCGCAGCGAACGGCCAGCATCTCGCCGAACTGTTCGGCCAGGAGCCGCCCGGTGGCGATCACGTCGGTGTCGGGAACGATCGGGCCGATCATCTCGGCGGCGGCGATGGCGAGCGCGTCGAGCAAGATAGGGACGCCGGCGACGTGCGTGGGGAAGCCGAGCCCCACGCCTGCGGTCTGCGCCTGGGCGGCGATCTTCTCAGACTCGACCACCGTGGCGTCGACGATGTGGTCCAACTTCATCATGCCGGCACCTGCGCAGCCGTGATGGCGACCAGCACCCCCAGGATCTCGTCGGCCTGCGCGACCGCTTCGTCTCGGGCGATCTGCGAGCGCTCGGGGTGCTCGATGATGCCGAGGGGGCTCCAGGCCCACGGCGCGACGATCTTGCCGATCCGGATGCGGAGCGCGGCGCGGTGCTCGTCCGTCAGCGCCAGGGCGACCGACAGCTGGCGGGCCGCTTCCAGCAGAACGGCGCGGCGGGCGGGGAAGTCGGGACCGCGCTCGATCTCCAGGAGCTGGGCGATGCCGACCAGCTGGTGGGGGATTTCGCCCTTGGTGGGCACGGCCAGTTGGTCTGCGGCGAGGCGCACGACCACCCAGGCCTCGTCCAGGCGGAAGGGCGGCCGGGGAAGATCGCGGTCGGGCTTCAAGCCGAGGAGATCTTCGCAGTCTTCCATCCAGGCCGCGACCTGGCGGACGGCCTCGGCGAGCGGCAGGGTCTTCAGGCTGGCCTTATCGGTCACGGCGGCTCTCCATCAGAATGGTGATGTAGGTGATTGGCCCGAGGGCGATCTGGAGCCAGTCGAAGGCGTCCAGCGGGCGGCATTCCTGGTCGGCGGCCTCGGTGGCGACATCGAGCAGGTAGGCCGAAGCGGCCGCCCAGATGCCGACCACGGCGATGGCGAGGACGGTCAGGAGGGGATCCATGGATCAGGCCTCCTCATCGAAGAGCGCCGGTTCGAAGTGACCGCGCTGGGCAAGCCGATCGTCGACCAGGCTGGCGGCGAGATCCCCGTCCCAGGTGATCGGCTCGGCGCCGTACACAACGCCTCGCCCCTTCAGCATGATCTCCAGCGTTTCGCGGGCGTAGGCGGCGGCCTGGTCTTCCGGCATGAACTCGTCGCCGTCGCCGAGGTGGGCGGCCATGGCCTGCACGAAAGCGCTGCGGGGCCAAATGCGCTCCGTGCTCGCTTCGGGCGGCGTCAGAAGCCCGGCGGCGGCGTTCAGGCCGGCCACCATGGCTCGCAGGCGGGCGTTCGACATCTCCGCGCCCAGCTTCCCGGTGATAACGACGGAGCCGTTGGCCGAGACCACGGCTCCGTCGGCACGCATCCCCCATGGGAGTGGAGCCTCGGCGGTTTCCATGACGAGGGCCAGTCGGCCGTCGACGGCGGCGAACTCGGTTCGCGTCGCCAACGAGGCCTCGACCTCTTCCATAATCGCTTGAGCGGTCGCGCCGGCGGCTAGAAGGCGTTTGCTTTCGCTGGCCCGTTCAGCGGCCTCGGCCTCCTGCTTGGCCTTTCTGGCCTCGCTCTCCGCAAGCCGCAGCTTGCCCTCCTCGGAAAGCTCGAATGGGCCGTTCAACCAGCTAAGCTTATAGGTCCCCGCCGTCGTGACGGCGGCCGCTTCCTCCGGCCCGAAGATCTCTATGAGGATGCTCGTGACGACCGCTGACAGATATTCCACCGATCCGGGCTCACCCTCGATGTCTCGGTAGGCTTCTTTCAGCCAGTTGCGTGCTGCGTAGTAGACCTGCAAGGAGTGCCGGCCGGTCTGGAGGTCGGGGCCGCTGGGATAGACGAGGGATTGAGCCTTGAGCGACGCCAGGGCCTCGCCTTCAACAATGTTGCGGCTGTTGTCGTGCGCGATCTCGGTCTTGTAGTAGCCGTCAGAGTTGCCCTCGCGTGCGCACTTCAAAAGGGTCTCAGCCAGGATCAGGCGCTCGATCGCCGGGCGATCGCTCGGCTTGGCCAGGGTGACCGGCTTTGCGACCTGCAGCTTCTTCTTGGCGTCGCGCACCGATAGGTGATCGGGGTGCTCCTTGGGCAAGCTCATGCGCTGCTGGTCGCGCTCGGAGAGCGACAGCAGCTGGAGGCGCAGCTGCACCTGGCGCTGGCTGACCGTGGCCTGCTCGGCGATCTGCTCGGTCGTCCAGCCGTCGCGGTCCTGGAGCGTCTTGTAGAACAGCGCCTCCTCGACGGGAGAGAGGTCACGCCGTTGTTTGTTCTCGGCGAAAGCGCGGAGGCGATGGCCCAGGTCGTCGGTCTCGATGATCTGCACCGGCACCGGTCGGTCGTCTGGCCAGTCGCCGTCCGCGATCGCCGCGTGCAGGGCGCGCCAGCGGCGCTCGCCTGAGACGAGGCGATAGAGCGGCAGTTCCTTGCCGCTGTCGTCGAGCACTTTCACATAGGCGCAGGGCTCGGCCAGGCGCACGACCAGGTTCTGAAGCAGGCCGTTCTGGAGGATGTCCTGGCGCAGTTCGTCCAGCTGCTCCTTGAACTCCTCGCTGTCCAGATCGCGTCGGGGGTTCAGCGGGTCCGGTGCGATCTGGGCGTGGAACAGCGAGGTGAAGCCAGCGGGCGGCGGCGGAGCCTTGCCCTCGGCGATATCGGCGGCGGCGATGATCGGCAGGGCGGCGTCGGCGACCGTAAGCGAACCCGGTTCGCGGGCGACGATCCCCGCCTTCTCCATCCGCTCGATCGTGCGGCGCAGGTTGGATTGGTCGCGGTCGGTGTCGGCCGCCAGCTGACCCAGCTGGATCCCCGGGCCGGCGGCGATGATGGCGCGGAGAACGTCGGCGTTCTGGAAGGCGAGTTGAATGTCCATGTCAGGCCTGCGTGATGAAGACGATGACCGCGAGGGCGGTAGAGATGGCGCCGAGGCCTAGAAAGGCGACGGCGCGCGGGGTGAAGGTGCGGAAGTGGCGGCGGGGGCGGCGGCGCATACGTCAGGCCTCGCCGATAGCGGACAGGTAGAGGTCGAGGATCGCGTCCTCCTCCTGGCGCTTGGCCTTGTCCGTCTTCCGCAGGCGAACGACCTTCTTCATGACCTTGGCGTCGAAGCCGGCGCTCTGGCCCTCGGCGTAGATCTCCTTGATGTCCTCAAGGATCGCGGCCTTATCGATCTCCAGGCGCTCAACCCGTTCGATCAGGCTCTTGAGGCGGCCCTGGGCCTGGCCGTTCAGCACTTCGGCGTCGTGGCTCTCGTCGTCCATCAGGCGGCCCTCTGCAGCGGCTTGGCGGCCCGCTGGATCGCGGCCTTCAGGGCGTCCAGCTGGCCGTGCGGAACGACGATGGTCGCGGCCCACTCGGGCGAGCCGCCCCGGGGCGTGACCGAGACGTTGAAGCCCTCGAACTCGTCGCCGCCGTCGTAGGCCGCGATGCAGGGCGTGATGGTCAGGCCGCGCTTGGCGCGTATCGCCTGGATCCTCAGCGCCAGGCCGTCGAGGCTCTGGTGCTGCTCCGCGCCGCCGCTCCAGTCGCGGATCAACGTGAACGGGGGCGGGACGTCGCGCTTGATGATCTGGGGCATCAGGCGGCCCGCACGATCAGGCAGGCGGCGGCGGCCTTGGCGCGGAACGCGGCGATGGCCAGCCGGCGGCCGACCTGGGCGACCTCGGGCTGTTCGATGACCGCGCCGGCGATGGAAAGATCCTGGGCGGCGGCGTGGGCGGCGTCGGCCCCCAGCTTCCACTCGATACCGCCGAAGGTGAACTGGACGACGCCCTGCGGGGCGCCGCGGATCTCGCGGGCTTCGGCCTTGATGGCCGCGATCTTAAAGCCCGGAGAGGAAAGGAGGACGCTGTCGACGAGGGTGTCGACGACGTCCTGTGTGGTGCTCGTGACCTGCACTTAAGCGCTCCCCGATTGGTTACGGGCCGCAAAAGAGCATTAATGCTGCAATCTGACAACAGCATTTATGCTGCTTTGGCGCATTGGGTCGGGCGTGCTTGGGTTGGGTGAACCAATTCGGGGGCTGGAATGCTTGGATTTCTAAGGCGCGTGATGGGCGCGGGAGGCGCTTCGCGCCGGGTTGTGCTCGCGCCTGGCAGGTCGCGCGGCGGGGCCTTGGAAGTGGTAGGCGAGAGCTTCTACCAGGATCAGCTGGAGGCCCTGGCGGGCGGCCGAACGCCGTATAGTCAGGCGATCGACTGCACCGCCGTGCTGATCCCCTACTCGACCAACCCTCACGATGCGAACGCGGTTCGCGTGGAGATCCACGGCCTGGTTGTCGGCCACCTCTCGCGCTCAGCGGCCATGGCTTATCGCGATCAGATCGCCGCCCTGGGCCGGCCGCAAGGCGTGGCCGAAGCAGCCGCTCGCATCGTGGGTGGCTGGGACGACGGGGAAGATGAGGGCGACTTCGGCGTTGAGCTGAAGATCCAGGTGCCGCTGGCCCTAGCGGGCTAGGCCTAGCGGCGCGGGCGGTAGCTGCCGAGGACGAGGGCGGCGATCGAGACTTCTTCCGTCTCGTCGTCGCGGTCGCCGTTCATCTGAAGGGCTTGGTTCCACTTCGGATTTCGCGAGCGGCCCCAGAACTGAACGCCGCCCTTGGGGGTGACGACGACCTCCTTGACCGTCCGCTCGACCATCGATCCGCCCATCTGCTTCCGCTCGATGACCACGTGGTCGCCGTGGCGGATCGAGTAGTGAATGGGGATGGCGTCGACCACGTGGAGAAGCGTCCCCACGGGATATTCCAGGTCCATGCTGTCGGAAACGACGCGCTCAAGCCATTGCGGGAACCCGGCAAAGGTCGGGTCGGCCATTACGGGGCCAGACCCGTATGATTCTTGAACGTCATCCACGCGGCGCCACATGCCGGCGCCGACCTCGTATCGGATTTCGAGGAACGTCGCGGGCTTCGTGTTCGGGGCCGGATCGACGAGATCTGGCGGCGATACGCCGGCGGCGGCGGCAAGCTTGGAAAGCGTTCTACTGGACGTAACAAAGGGGTACTCGGGCTTCAGTGCCCGCTGAACCGTAGACGCGGCTACGTCAGCTTCGGACGCCCAATGCGCAGCGGACCATCCTGTCTTGTGGATGATCTCTTCCAGCCATTCCCGGATTTTTTGCGGCGCGTCCATGCGCGGCGGACCATGCAGCGGGAATGCGGTGTGAGGTAGCAGCATGAATGCACTTGCGCGAACAGCATTAATGCAGCATTCAAGCTCACTATGACCGTCACGGAACGCCCGGGCCTCTTGGCCGAGTTCGAAGCTGATTGCGCCCGCGCGGGCGTTGCGCCCACGGCCGTGCTCAAGGGCGCGGGGATCCACCCGACGCTTTGGCGGCGGTGGCAGATTGGGGCCGTGTCCCCCACGCTGCGGAACTTCGAGGCCGCGCGGCATCACCTCGACCAACTGCTGGCCGCCCAAGGTCTCGGTGCCCAAGCTCAACAACTGTCCCCCGCCGGCTTGCCCGTTGCGGCGGACAACCTCGCCGATACCGACCCGAACTCCACCATTGAGAAAAGCGGAGAAGTTCAATGAGCCGGTCGCTCACGCCCGGCGAGTTGAAGGCGCACGTGCGCCAGCTGGTGTCGGCGGTCGGCGGCCTGGAAGCGGCGGCGGTGATCCTGGGCGTTTCCGTCCAGCGGGTCTCGACCCTGCAGAACATCCGGCACGACGACCAGATGACCATGCTCCAGATCTGCGCCCTGGAAGCGGTCGCCGGACGCGACATCGTCACCGGCGCGGCCAGTCGTGCGATCACCGGCGAAGGGCCGGCCTCGATCGTGGCGGCCGCCGTCGGCGCCGTCGCGGCCAGCGCGGCCGCGCTGGAGAGCGTCCATCTGATGGACGCCGACGGCCGCCGTGACCCGGGCGAGATCCGCGATGTTCAGAAGGCCACCCGGTCGCTGGCCGATAGCGCCGCAAAGCTGGCCGACGCCGCCGCTGCTCTGACGCCGGGGGCCGCCGAATGATGCGGCCGGTCTACGATCTTCGGGGGGCGGTGCTGTCCCCAAATGTACGGCGCCTGCTCCTAGACGGCGGCCATGACCGCCTCGCCCAGGTGCTTGGCGGAAACCGCGATCTGGGCGGCGAAGAAGCGGCGGACGTCCTCGATCTCCATCCCGGGCTTCCAGTCGACCTTCATGAAGACAGGGGGCAGGTCCCCCAGCACCGCGTTCTTGAGGCGCAGTTCGACGATAGCGACGCCGGGGTCTCCAGGTTCGACGGTGAACGAGGAAACCCATTGGTCCAGTGGGTTGGGCGAGGTCTGCAACTGCTGGGCTCCTGGCTGACGCGGGCGGGCGGGAAACTAGCAGCGCCGCCGGGCGCGTCTACGAGCGAGTAGGGCCATGGCGGGGGGCACACACAGTTCCGGTTGGACGGTCGCGGCGCTGGATCACCTGCGCCAGCTGAACCGGCTGGGTGGCGATCTCGACCAGTTGGCCGAGATGATGGGCACGACCCGCCGAGACATCGATTGGGCGCTTTGGATGATGCTGGGGCGTACCCCGGCCGAAGCGCTGGAAGCCATGAAGCGGCGGGAGGCCGCATGATTTCGCGTAACCTGCATATCGACGACATCGCCGACCTGGCCGACCGCGCGCGCGGAGTGCTGCGCTGGTCGGGTGTGCGAACCCTCGGCGACGCGGTTGATCGCTGGCTCGATTGGACGGGCCACCCGATGGCTACGCCGGGTGTGGTCGCCAACGTCGAGGACGTGCTTCTCGAGCATGGCTTGCTGTCGTGACGAACGCGGTTCGCCTGATCGACCACGCGCTGGCCTACGGCCGACGTCGTCTCGCTGTGTTTCCGCTGCGGCCTCGGACCAAAGAGCCCTATGCCCGAACGATCGGGTTCAAGGGCGCGTCGTCCTGCGCTTCGGTGATTGGCGACTGGTGGCTGGGGAATTGCGCGCTCGACCTGAAGGACGACGCCAAGATCCGCACGCCGGTTCGCGCGCGGGCTGACAGCAACATCGGGATCGCCACTGGCGCGAAGTCAGGCTTCTGGGTTCTGGATCTGGACGGGCCGGAGGCCGAGGCGGCAATCGCGCGCCTGGAGGCTGAGCACGGCACGCTGCCGGTGACGGTCCAGCAATCGACCGGACGCGGGCGCCACCTGTGCTTTGCCTGGAACCCGGCTTTCCCGGTGCGCAACATGAGCAAGCGCAGCCAGGAGCGGATCGGCGCCAAGATCGACGTGCGTGGCGACGGCGGCTACATCGTCGCGCCGCCTTCGGTTCACCCCGGGAAGCCCGAGGAAGGCATTCCGCCGGGGCGTCTGTACGCCTGGACGCCCGGCCGCTCGCCCCTGGAGATCGACTTCGCGCCCGCGCCGGCTTGGCTGCTGGATCTCGTCAGCCCCGCGCCTGAGCCTGTGGCCCCACGTCAACCGGTGAAACCCCGGGCGCCGGCGGCCGGTCGGGCGAGCCCCTACGGCGAGGCCGCCCTGGACGGCGCGGTCCGCACGATCGTGGGGGCGCACAAGGGCCAGCGGGACACCACGCTCTATCGCAGCGCCTGCTCGGTGGGATGCCTCGTCGCCGGCGGCGAGATCGACCGCGACTACGCCCGGGCGTCGCTGATCGACGCTGGCATGGCGCACGTGCCCGATGCGATGACGGCGGCCCAGCTGGAGCGCCAGGTCGACCGGGCGTTGCTGTGGGGCGAGGGCCAGCCGCGCTCCGCGCCCGACCGCGCGGCCCAGGACCGGGCGCGTCGCCCGTCGCCGCCTCAAGGCAGGGGGGCGCCGGCGGCCGAAGGGGTAGACGAGGGTTTGAGCCAGCGGGAGTACGCTGCGCAACTGTGGGCCTCGGCCGGATCGCCGTGGGTGAAGGCGTCGGCCAAGTGGTTCGAAGGCCGCGGCCTATCGAGCACGCCGGGCGGAAACACCGACCTGTTGACCCGCTTTCGGATGCACCCGGCCGCGCCTTTGGGCGGCGGCCGGTCGGGACCTGCGCTGCTGATCCCGCTGCAGAAGGCAGACGGCGATCCAGTCGAGGCGCTGGCGGTCCTACCGTTTGAGGCTGACCGTTTCACCAACCTGATCGGCGAGACCGACGGCAAGGTGGCGTTCCTGACGCCGATCGCGGCCGATCGGACCCCTGACGTGCTGATCGTCGCGATCGACCTCCAGGACGCCTGGCATCTGCTGAGCAATGCCTGGGCCGAGGAAATGGACGCGGCAGCCGTGGTGGCCCCGCGCCTGTCGACCTTCGCCGGCGTCGCCCTGGGCGACCGTTGGGGGAGGGTCAATCCAGACGCCCCGGCGCTGGATCCGGCGTCGCCGCCCTGGCGCGCGAGCGGACAGGCCCACGTGGTGCTCGCCGTTCGCCGGGATCTCCGAGGCCCGCCGATGCGGGCGCGAGCCTTCGCCGGCGGCACGCGGTCCTTCCAGCTGGAAGGCGACGCGGCCGCTCGCTTCTTCGGTGGTCTGGCTGAACAGGCCTGGTCGACCACTTCAACCGATTTCACGGCGGCGAACCGGGTTCGCCTCGTGGCCCCGGCGAGTAGCGCCGGCTTCAATACAGGAGGGCAATCCTAGTGGCCGATGGTGAGTTTCTGGGCGCGTCGCCGTTGAGCGGCGGCCCGTCGGCAAAAGAGTTGAGCGCGTACCCGCTGAACGACTTCGGCAACGCGCTGCGGTTCATCCGCAACGTCGGCGGTCAGGTCGACCAGGACGGCGAGGTCAGCGACCTCTCGGCCGCGACCGTGCTGTACGTCCGCAACCACGGCTGGGTCGGCTTCAACGGCCAGCATTGGGACCTCAAGGCCGGCGAGGGGCTGGCGCGGAAATGGGCCGCCAAGGTCGCGCGGGGGATGCACGACCAGGCCAAGATCCTGTCGGACGAGGCAATCGAGAAGAAGCTGGCGAAGAAGGAAATCGACGCCCCTTACGACTTCGCCGAAAGCTGCGGAAACAGCGGACGCATGGATGCCATGCTGAAGGTGGCCAAGACGTATCTGGAGGTGGAGCTGGAGAGCTTCGACCTCGATCCCTTCGCGCTGAACGTCAAGAACGGCACGCTGTTCTTCCGTCGCGTGCGAGACGACAAGGGCAAGGTTGTTCGCGCCGAGGTCACGTTCAAGGATCGCCACGACCCGGCCGATCGCCTGACGCGCATGGCCGACGTTTCCTATGACAAGACCGCCCAGGCGCCGACGTTCCACGCCGTGCTGGCCACGTGGCAGCCCCAGGAAGCGCTGCGGCGCTATCTCCAGGTGCTGACCGGCTACGGGGCGACTGGCGACACGACCGAACAAGCCTTCATCATCTTCCAGGGCAAGGGTCGCGACGGCAAATCGACCTTCATGAACATGCTGCGCAAGCTGTTCGGCAGCTACGCGGCCACGGCCGACGTGAAGACCTTCCTGGAGACGGGCATGAAGGGTGGCGGCGACGCCAGCCCCGATCTGGCCCGTCTGGCCGGCGACACGCGCCTGGTCTCAACCGCCGAGCCGCCCAAGAACGCCAAGCTGTCGGACGACCGGATCAAGAGCTTCACCGGGGGCGGCAACATCACGGCGCGGCATCTCCGAGAGGGGATTTTCGAGTTTGAGCCCGTCGGCAAGGTCTTCATGGAATGTAACGCCCGGCCCCAGCCCCAGGGCTCGGACGAAGGGATCTGGCGGCGTCTGAAGCTGCTCCTTTGGGAAAACCAGATCCAGAAGGGGACCGAGGACAAGGAACTGCCGCGAAAGCTGGCCGCCGAGTGGCCCGGGATCCTCAACTGGATCGTGGAGGGCGTGCAGCGATGGATGGTCGAGGGCCTTCAGGATCCGCCCCGGGTGCTTGAGGCGATCGACGAGTATCGCAAGGGGGCCTCGCCGTTCGCCGAGTGGGTCAGTGACTACCTGGTGCTCGACAAGGGGGCCTCGACGCCGGCCTCCGAACTCTACGCCAGCTACAAGACCTTCATCACCGATCGCGACGAGAAGCCCATGTCCCAGACCGCCTTCGGGCGGGCTCTGGCCGACCTTCAGGTGATCCGTGGCGGGCGCGACGGCGTGGGGCGCGTGCTGCGCTCCGGCGGCCGTCTGAAGACCGAGGCTGAGCGCGCCGCCGACGTGGTGGACACTCAGGACGGCGACGCCGGTGGCCAGCAGTACCCGCCGTCAGGCGGGTTCGATTTGCCGCCGGATGACGAGGAGGACTAGCCGTCGCGGGCGGTCTTGCCTCGCCTCGGGCGCTGAACAGTCCTGAACAGTTCGAACAGTCGCGGGGCGCGAACAAGGGCCGCCCGAACAGTCCGAACCCTTCAGACCCTCCAGACTGTTCGGCGCGTAAGTCATTGAAAATGCGTGGGGTCTGAACGGTTCCGAACAGTTGGCCTAGTTTGGCGGGGTTCGGGGTCCATGCGGTGGGTGCGGGCAGGCGTGGCGTTTGTGGGTGCGTAGGCTGCGTATCTGTTCGGGTGTTCGGCGGTGTGTTTGCGCTGCGTTTTTGGGTGTCAGTCGGGAGAATTGAGATGATCAAATCCATCAAGAAAGAAACCAAAGGTAAGCCTGGCCGGAAGGCCAGCGGGCTGCGGGAACTGTCGGCCGCCGAGGCTCGTCTGGCGATCAGCCGGGCCGCTCTCCGCGCGATCGAGGCCCCGCTGCCGGCCGATCTGGACCGGAGCCGCCAAGTCGCCGTTCGCGAGGTCATCGCCCGCGAAGCGACGAAGGAGGAGGCGAATACGGTTCGTCGCGCTGTGGCCCTTCGCCAGACCGGCGCTCGTCTGGGCGGCAAGGACGGCACGGTCCCGACCCTGGAGCGCCTGCTGCGCGAGGACATCGCCGTCGCCTCGGTCCAGGTGGCCGATGCGGGCGAGTTCACGGTGCGGCCGGTGATGCGGGCCAAGACGATGGCCGAGGTGCTGGTGGCCACCGGCGTCGACAAGAAGCTGGCCCGCACGGCCGAGATGTTCGCCATGGACGTCGAGCGGGCCACCATCGGCCGCCTGACCGCCTCCTACGGCGAGGGCGGTGGCGGTGGCAACGCCACGGCCGAACCGCTGCGGATCCTCCAGGCCCTGGACCGCTTGGGACGGGCGCAAGACCGTCTGACCCGCAAGGAGCGGGCGGCGACCTGGGGCTTCCTGGTCCTTGGCATGACCGCCACCGACGTGGGCTGGGCTCTGATCGGCGATAGCCTGCGTGGCCCCGCCAACGGCGAGAAGGACATGCGGACGGCCACCGCCCTGATCGTCGAAGCCGCCCTGGAGCGCATGTCGGTTTTCTACGATGCCCAGGATTGACAATAACGGGCCTTTAATCGTAGCCATTTGCTCACGCACAGAGATGCGCCTTAAGCCCGCCCGGCCCCGCCGTGGCGGGCTTCTTCGTGCGCGCGTCCCTGGCGGTCTCCCCGAGGTCTGTTCGATGCCGTCTCGTCCCCGTGTCCTCCGGCCGGGCGGCGCGAGGTCGCGTGTTGAAGCCCGCCGCGAGTACGACGCTACCCGCCAAGCGCGGCATTCCTGGCGTCGGTTCTACTCGACGGCGCGCTGGCACAAGATCCGCGTGCGCCAGCTGCGCGACTTTCCGCTCTGCGCCTTTTGCGAGCGCGAGGAGCGGGTGACGCCCGCTACGGTCTGCGACCACGTCGAGCGGCACGGGGGCGACGAGGAGCGGTTCTTCGCAGGGCCGTTCCAGTCGCTCTGCAAGCGATGCCATGACAGCACCAAGCAGGCCGAAGAGGCCGCCGAGCGGCGGCGCGGGCCGACCCCCTCCCTGCCCCTGCGGGGGTAGGGGGGGGCGTCAAAGTAGGCCGGTCCAAATGCTGGACTCCGGCACGCTAAGGACGCGCAAAACTCCGCGATATTTTTTTCCAGGAAGTTTTTTTTAGAGGGAGGCGCGCATGGGCAGACGCCCCCAATCCGCGGCCGAGCAACACGCCAAGGGCAACCCCGGCAAGCGCCTGTCGAAGGCCGATCGCCAGCGGCAAGAGAGCGAGCGGATCGCCGGCCTGATGGCCGCCGCGCCCGCGTCGAGCGAGGATCCGCTGGCCCCGCCCGCGTTCCTGGACGAGCGCTTCGCCCCGGCCCTGGTGATCTGGCGCGAGTACGCGCCGAAGCTGGCCGCGACGAACCGCCTGGGCGACATGCACCGGCACACCTTCGCGCTGTTTTGCGTCTACATGGGCGAGTGGGTGACGGCCAACGAGGAGATCATCACCAAGGGGCCGACCCAGGTGATCAGGAACGTCTCGGGCTCCAACCGTGAGGTGGATCGTCCGGCCGTCGCTCGTCGGGCCACCGCCTTCTCGGCGGTGATGGAACTGTCCGAGCACTTCGGCTTCACCCCGCAAGACGAGTACGCCCTGATGAAGACCCAGCAGACGGTCGTCCAGCTGGGCCTGTTCGGTGGCTCGCAACCAGCCGCCGGCGCAACCCCGCACCCCGAACAGCCTGCGGCGGCCACCCCGACGGAAGACCCGATCGGGATCCTGGGCCGCATGGACTCGGCGCCGCCGCTTCCGCATTGACATGAGCGCCGATAGCGCGTCGGCCGACGTCTCGTCGGCGGCGATGCAGACTGGCCACGGCGAGGGCCTGTGGCCGCTGCCCGATTGGCTGAAGGCCGTCGAGGACGACCCGATCTATGCGGGCTTCGTAACTCAGTGGAAGCGAGCCGCCGCCGTGCCCGGCGCGTGGTTCGACTACGCCAAGGCCCAGAGCGCGGTAGACCTCTGGCCGACGATCTTCACCCTCACCGAAGACCGGTTCGCCGGGACCCCGTTCCGCCTGGTGCTCTGGCAGGAACTGATCGTTCGCCTGCTCGTCGGCTGGAAGGTGCCGGCCGAGGTCAAGGACGCGATGACCGGCCTGCCCACGGTCATCCATGTCCGGCTCTACCGCCGGCTCATGCTCTGGGTGCCGCGCAAGAACGGCAAGAGTGAGTTTCTGTCGGCCCTGGCCCTGCTGTTCTTCGTGCTCGACGGCACGATGGCGGGCCAGGGCTTCGCGTTCGCCCGCGACGAGAAGCAGGGGAAAATCGTCTTCGACAAGATGAAGGCGATGATCTTCGGCGAGCGGGCGGACAAGAAAAAGCCGCCGCTGGCCAAGGACGTTCACGGCTTCAAGAAGTCGCTGTTCATCCCGAAACTGCGGGCGGTGTTCGAACTGCTCACCGGCAAGGCCGAGGGCAAGCACGGGCGCTCGCCGACGGTCATCGTCGGCGACGAGATGCACGAATGGGAGAGCCGGGAGCTTGAGACGACGCTTCGTCAGGGCACCGGCGCCCGCCTTCAGCCCATCGAGCTATACGCCTCGACCGCTGGCCTGAAGGACAAGGTCGTCGGCTACAGCCTGTGGGAGGAGAGCCAGGGGATCCTGGACGGCCGCATCGACGATCCGACCACGCTGGTCGTGATCTTCGCGGCCGACCCGGAGGCGGACCCGTTCGACGAAAAGAACTGGCCGGGCGCGAACCCGTCGCTGGGCCTGTCGCCGACGATCGCCTTCCTTCGCCGCGAGGCGGCCCTGGCCAAGGACAACCCCCGGGCCGAGGCGCACTTCCGGCGCTACCACCTTAACCAGTGGGTCGACAGCCTCGTTAGCTGGCTGAACATCAAGCGCTGGGACGCCTGCGCCAAGGACAAGGCCGCCTGGAAGAGGTTCCCCAAGGAACTACGGGGGCGGCGATGCTTCCTCACCATCGACGTGTCGTCGACCCAGGACATCACCGCCCTGGTGCTAACGTTCCCGCCGGAGAAGCCGGGCGAGCGGTGGAAGCTGATCTGTCGCTTCTGGGTCCCGGCCGAGAGCATGGCGAACCGGGTTCGCGACGCCCGCGTCCCGTATGACCGGTTCGTCGCCGCCAAGGCGCTGGAGACCACTGAAGGCGACTACGTCGACCAGAACGTGGTCATGCTGGCGATCCAGGAAGCGCTCGGCGACTACGACGTTGAACTGATCGGCTTCGACCCCTGGAACGCCCGAAAGCTCGTCACCGACCTGCAACGCGACGGCGTGGATCCCGACAAGTTCGTTGAGATCCGCCAGGGCATCCCCTCGCTCGGCGAAGGGACCAAGCACTTCGAGCGCCTGGTCTACGCCGGCGAGATGGACCACGGGGGCAACCCCGTCCTGCGCTGGATGGCGAAGAACACCGTCGTCCGCTTCGACGAGAACATGAACTTCGCTCCGGCGAAAAAGAAGTCGCGCGAGAAGATCGACGGCATCGTGGCTGCGGTCATGGGCTGCGTCCTGGCCTTCCACGAGGAGCCCGAGGACAAGTCGATCACCGGCGGCGTGGTGGATGTCTGATGCGCCTTCGACCCAAGTCCGCCGCCGGCGGCTACACGCCGCTCGTCCTCGGTGATCCCGAGGCTCGGCCCCAGGCCGGAACGACCTTCGTGTCGTCCGACCTGGAGGCCTGGTCGGGCGTCTTGCCGGATCTCGGCTCGGGCGTCAGCCCGGACACGGCGATGCGCCACGGGGCGGTGTACCGCTGCGTCGCGCTGATCGCCGGGGCGACGGCCATGTCCCCGCTGCTGACCTATCAGCGCGGCGCCGACGGCTTCGACCAGGCGATGATGGATCATCCGACGGCCCGTCTGCTGAAGGATCGGCCTAACCCGCGTATGACGCCGACCATCTTCTGGCGGCAGATCGTGGCGAACATGCTGCTGCGCGGGAACGGCATCGCCTGGATCGAGCGCAAGCCGTCGGGCCAGCCGCTCGCGTTGTGGCCGATCCCGTTCGGCCGGGTGGCGATCAGCCTGCGCAACGGGCGTCTGCGCTACCAGATGACGCTCGACGACGGCCAGATCGTGGTCGCCGACCAAGACGACGTGCTGCACTTCCCCGGGTCGGTCGAGTGGGACGGCCTGAAGTGCAAGACCCCGATCCAGGCCATGGCCACGACGGTGAGGATCGGCCTCGAGGCCGACCGCTATGCGAAGGCGTTCTTCGAAAACGACGCCACCCCGCCGGTCTACATCAGCTACCCCGAGAAGTTCACGAACGCCTCGGGCCAGGCCGACGAGATCCGCACCTACTGGAAGAACCGCTTCGGCGGGAAGAACCGGCACTCCGGTCCGGCCGTCCTCGACCAGGGCGGCGAGGTCAAGCAGCTGGAGATCACCGCCGAGGACGCCCAGCTGCTGGAGACGCGGAAGTTCTCGGTCGAGGACATCGGCCGTCTGTTCGGCGTCCCGCGTCCCCACCTGGCCATGGACGGCACGAATTGGGGCACAGGAACGCTGGTGCTGGACGTGTTCTTCCGCACCCACACGCTGGATCCGCACTGGAAGGCGATCGCCGAGGAATGCAGCTGGAAGCTCTACGGGCCGTGGAACATCTACTGCGAGCATGACCCGGCCGCGCTGGACCGCGCCGACACCAAGACCCGGTCGGAGGCCGACCGGATCGCGCTGGGCGGATCGTCCGGCCCTGGCGTCGAGACCCAGAACGAGGTGCGACGCCGGCGCAAGTTGCCGCGCAGCACCGACCCCAACGCGGACAAGCTGACCGCCTGGGCAGGCCCTCAACAGAAGAAGGAAGAAGGTGATGCGAAAGCTGATCCAGATGCTGGCCAGCAATAAGGATCGCGGCTCGCGTCCCAAGGCCGAGACCAATGGCGAGGAGGCCACGGTCTATCTCTACGATGCGATCGGCATGTGGGGGATCGAGGCGGGCGACTTCGTTCGCGACCTGAAGGCGGTCAAGGCCTCGACCATCCACCTGCGGATCAACTCGCCCGGCGGCGACGTCTTCGACGCCCGGGCGATGAAGGTCGCGCTGGAGCAACATCCGGCGAAGGTCATCGCCCACGTCGACGGCCTGTCGGCCTCGGCGGCGTCGTTCCTGATGATGGCGGCCGACGAGGTGCGGATCGCCGACGGTGCGTTCGTCATGATCCACAATGCGTGGGGTCTGGCGATCGGCAACGCCCGGGAGATGCGCGAGACCGCCGATCTGCTCGACAAGGTCGATGGCTCGATCGTCAACGACTACGTGGCCAAGACCGGCAAGGACGCCGAACAGGTCGGCGCGTGGATGGCGGCCGAGACGTGGTTCACCTCGGCCGAGGCGATCGACCACGGCTTCGCCGATGTCCTGGCCGAGAAGCCGAAGGTCGACGCCCGCCTCTCGGCGTTCGACCTCACCGCCTACAGCAATCCCCCTAAGGCTCTGACCGAACCGCCGGAGACGACTTTCGACGCGATGGCCAACGACCGCCAGCGCTACGAAGCCAGGCTCGCCCTCTACGAGCGCGCCGCCTAACCCGCCCCCGCAAGGGCGCCACCCCTCAAGCCGCTGGGATCACCCGGCGGTTTTTTTCATGGAGACTACCCATGGCGAAAGCCATTCAGGCCCTGCGGGAACAGCGCGCGGCCCACGCCAAGGAAGCCCGGAACATCCTGGACACCAAGACCGGCAAGGACTGGACCCCCGAGGCGGCCAAGCAGGTCGACGACCTGTATGCCAAGATCGACGATCTGGACGGCCAGATCGAGCGCTTTGAACGCGCCCTGCAGATCGAAGACAGCCTGGAAGGCCGCGGCGCCGGCCGGTCCGAGCGTTCGGGCCGCTCGGTCGACGAGGAGACCAACAACGTCGCCACCGAAAAGGCGATCTTCGACACCTGGTGCCGGGGCGGCATGGACGGCCTGGACGATGAACAACGCCAGTACGTGGCCAATCGCCGGGAGGAGGGCCGACGCCTCTACGGCGCGCAGTCGGTCGGCACCGGCGCGCAGGGCGGCTTCCTCGTCCCGCGCGACTTCTCGGCCACCCTGCTGGAGAAGATGGCCGCTTACGGCGGAATGCGCTCGGTCGCCGACGTGTTCCAGACCGACGGTGGCAATTCCATCGACTTCCCCACGGTCGACGAGAGCGGCCAGGAGGGCGAGCTGGTCGGCGAAAGCGCTCCGGCGACCGGCGGCGATATCACCTTCGGCACCACGGACATCGGCGCGTTCAAGTACGGCTCCAAGGTCGTCACCGTGCCGATCGAACTGATCCAGGACGCCCGGGTCGATATCGAGGCCTACGTCAACAACGCCCTGGCCGAGCGGATCGCTCGTATCACGAACCGCCACTTCACCGTCGGCGACGGAGCCAACAAGCCCAGGGGCGCGGCGATCGCGGCGGCCCTCGGCAAGACCGGCGCTGTCGGCCAAACGACCAGCATCACCTATGACGACTTCGTCGACATGGAGCACTCGCTGGATCCGGCCTACCGTCGCAACGGCTCGTGGATGTTCCACGACCAGACGCTGAAGGCGATCAAGAAGCTGAAGGACGGCCAGGGCCGCCCGCTGTGGCGCCCCGGCGTCACCGGCGGCGATCCCAACGACATCCTGGGCTACGGCTACACCATCAACCAGCACATGGCCCAGATGGCGGCCGGCGCGACCTCGCTGCTGTTCGGCGACTTCAAGAAGTACAAGATCCGCGACGTGATGGCGGTGACGCTCTTCCGCTTCGCTGACTCCAAGTACCTGGAGAAGGGGCAGATCGGCTTCCTGGCCTGGTCGCGTCACGACGGCGACCTGATCGACGCCTCCAACGAGTCGATCCGCAAGTACATCAACGCCGCCAACTAAGCGCGGCTCGCCGGCCGGGGGCTCGCCCTGGCCGGCCCACTCCCAAGAACAGGAAGACGCCATGTACGTCAAAATGCTCACGGCCATGGCCGGAGCCTCGTTCTCGCATGGCCATGGGGACGTGGTCGAAGTGAAGGCCGATGTCGGGCGGGCCTGGATCAAGGCCGGCCTTGCCGAGGAGACCAAGCCGTCCGACGTGCTGGAGGCCGAGGCCACCAGGCAGGCCGGCGTCGCCAAGGAGGCGGTGAAGAAGCTGAAGGTGGTCGAGGCCGAGCAGATCACGCTGCGGGCCGACTTCTCTGCCGTCTCGGACAGGCTGGAAGCAGCCGCTGCCGAAGTGGCCGAAGCCAAGGCCGAGAACGAAGCCCTGGCGGCCGAGGTCGAGGCGCTGAAGGCTGACCTCGCCATGGCCAAGGAAGACCGCCTGACGGCGCTGGAGGATCTGGAGACCGTCCAGGCCACGGCCGATCGTCTGGCGGCCCAGCTGGCCGCGCTGACGGCCGCCGGCGAAGGGCAAGGCTGATGGCGGACCCGGTCGAACCCTCGGCCGGGCCGTTCGTCTCTCTGGACATCGCCAAGGTTCACTTGGCCGTGTGCAGCGACGATCACGACGCGCTGATCACGCTGTACCTCAACGCCGCCAGCGACGACGTCCGCGCCAGCCACGAAATCCCCAGCCCGCCGCCGTCGGCCGTCCAGGCCGCCGTGCTCCTCAAGGTCGAGGAGCTTTTCGACCCGTCGATGAGCGACGGCGAGAAGCGCGCGGCGACGGTGGCCAACCTGCTGCGCAAGTACGCCCGCCCCAACTTCTGACCGTCAGCCCCAGGAGGCCGTCCCATGCCGTGGGTCGAGTTCACCGCCCGTTTCGACTGGACGCCGCCCAAGGATCGCCGGCGGACGACTGTCTACCGGCCGGGGCACATGCTGCTCGTGACGACGCCCTGCGCGACGGCGGCGATCGCCGCCGGCGCGGCTCATCGGATCGCCACGCCCCGGCGCGGCCAGCAGCCCGTTAGCCTGATCCAGGCGAACCCGGTTCGCGAGGACTGACATGCGCGCCGGACAACTTCCCGAACGGGTCCGCTTCGAACAGCGGGGCCTCGACCGGAACGGCGATCGCCTGGGCGATTGGGTCGCCGACCCGGCCTTTGAGACCGCCGCTGGCTTCACCTGGTTGCGCGGCGGCGAGACCGCGATCAACGCCCGCCTCCAGGGCGTGCAGCCCGTCGTCGTCAGGGTGCGGATCTCGCAGCTGCTGGCCACGGTGACGACCGCTTTTCGCGTCGTCGATCTGGCCACCGGCGACGTATTCGCGATCCGGTCGAGGATCCTCGACCGCCGCGCTCGCGTCCTCGATTTCGCCTGCGACACTGGAGGGACCGATGGCTAGCCCGGCCCTTGCTTTCAAGCGCGCCGAGGAGGCGGCGCTGCGGTCGTCGGCCGCGCTGAGGGCGGCCATGGCCCTCGCCGAGGTGAGGATCTACACCGAGGTGCCGACGAACGCGCCGCTGCCCTACGTCGTCCTCGGCCAGCACGAGATCGACGATCAGTCCGACGGCTGCGGCGAGGCGCATGAGATCGTCTCGACCGTGCAGTGGTGGACCAAGATCGTCGCCGGCGTGCCCGGCTCCGACGTAGCCCGCCTAATGGGCGCGGCGATCGTCGAGGCGCTGGGCGAGGCGCTGGAGATCGAGGGGCACGCGGTCGTGCTGGCCGAGATGGAAACCCCCGAGACCTACGGCACCGACCCCGACCAATCGAGCCGGGGCCGCGTCGCCTATCGCTACGAGACAACCGCCCTGGACTGACCAGGCGCGTGACATCCGGGGCTCGCCCCGATCCTGGCCCGGGAAGGGCGTCCACCAACATTCATAGGAGGCCCCCTCATGGCGGGCGTTAAACATGCGCGGGGCGTGAAGCTCGTGCTGAAGGTCAGCGCGGGCGGAAACCCCGAAACCTTCGAGGCGATCTGCTCGATCAACGCCGAGCGCGAACTGACCTTCGAAGCGGCGACCAACGACTTCAATCTGCCCGACTGCTCAGACACCGACCTGCTGTCCTGGATCGTGCGCGAGAAGGTGTCGCTGTCGAGCGCCTTTACCGGCGCCGGCATTCTCAACCTGCCGGACCTGCCGCGCATGTGGGCCTGGTTGAAGTCGCCTGATCCGGTGAAGTGCCAGATCATCATGGACGTCCCGGCGGCTGACGGCGGCGTGCTGTGGGAAGGGTTCTATCACCTGTCGAACTTTGCCGTGACCGGCAACGTCGGCGAGAAGGCCCAGACCTCCATGACGCTGGGCTCCGACGGCGAGATCACCATGTCCGTGATCCAGGCGGGCGGCTGATGGACGGCTCGGGCCACTGCACCACCGAGTTCGCCGGGGAGGAACGGGATTTCCGTATCCGCCTCGGCGAGATCCGCCGCATCGAGAAGGCCTGTGGAACGGGCATCGGCGAAGTGCTGCGCCGGCTGGCCCGGGCTGTCTTCGCCCTCTCGAAATATTCGGGCATCGAGGCCCTGGCCGCCGGCGTCGAGTTTCACGCCGAGGACGTGCGGGCGCCGATCTACCAGGGGCTCATAGGGGCCGGCATGACCAGCAAGGACGCGACGAACCTGGTTCGCCTCGACATCGACGAGCGCGGGATCCAGGGGCTGCTCGACCACGCGACGACGGCCCTGGAAGTCCTCTGGGCTTCGCGGCAAGCGCCGGAGGACGAAGAGCCGGGGGAGCCGATAGCGGGGGAGAGCCCCGCGAACTGACCGCTCTCACCGACTTCGCCCAGCTGTACGGCCTGGGCGCGGTCATCGGCCTGTCGCCGCGCCAGGTCGACGACCTGACCGAATGGGAGTTGGCCGCCGCCGTCACCGGCTGGAAGGCGGCCAACTGCGCCGAGGAGCCGCCCAAGCCGCCGACGCCGGAGGAGCACGACGCCCTGATGGCCAAATGGGGGTGACGCCATGGCGCGCCGCATGAAGAACATCGAGCGAGCGCTGGCGCGCATGAAGCGCCTGCCCCCGGCGATGAAGGAAGAGGTCGACAGCAGGCTCTACCGCAAGGTCGACCAGCTGGTGGGGCGGCAGAAACGGGCCGCCCCCGTCGACCCGCAGTCGGATGACCCGGGCAAGTTCCGCGACAGCATCCGCGCCTACGAAAATCCCGATCGGCCGCTGAGCTACCGCATCACGGCCGACGCCCGCGACGCCGACGGCAAGTTCATCGGCGGCAACATCGAGCACGGCCACCGCGCTCGCGACGGAACCCACGTCGATGCCAGCCCGAGCTTCTTCCCGACTTACCGGGCCTGGAAGAAGCCGACGAAGCGCGACCTGACGGCCGGCGCCCGCAAGGCCCTCAACAAGATCTATCCCAAGGGGTGACGCATGGCTCGCAAGGACGCCGACGCTCTGCTGCTGCAAGTCTCGGCCGACATTCGCAGCCTGGAGAAACAGTTCACCAAGGCGGTCGGCGTTGTCGACGGCGGGTCCAAGAAGATGGAGGACCGGGCCTGGAGGTTCTCGAAGAACTTCAAGGCGGCCAACGACAACCTCGCCAGCAGCCTCAATCCCGACAAGTTGCGCGCCGGCCTGGCGGGTGTGGCCTCGGCCTTCGGCGCGGCGATGAGCGCCCGCGAGGTCGCCGAGATCGCCGACACCTACACGCGGTTCACCAACTCGCTGAAGGTGGCCGGCGTCGAGGGCGCGGCGCTCGCGCAGGTCCAGGAGGCGCTGTTCGCCTCCGCGCAGAAGAACGGCGTCGAACTTGAGACGCTGGGCACGCTCTATGGCCGGGCCGCCCAGGCGGCCAAGACCCTGGGCGCGAGCCAGTCCGACCTGCTGCGGTTCACCGATGGCGTCACCAACGCCCTGCGGATCCAGGGCGGCGATCCGGCCGCCGCGTCGGGCGCGCTGCTCCAGCTGAGCCAAGCGCTCCAGGCCGGAACGGTGAGGGCCGAAGAGTTCAACAGCATCAACGAGGGCGCTTTCCCGATCCTGCAGGCTGTCGCGGCCGGCGCGGACCGCTTCAGCGGCTCGGTCGCCAAGCTGCGAGCCGAGGTGCTGGCCGGAAAGGTTTCGTCGCAGGAGTTCTTCGCGGCCTTCCTGAAGGGTTCGGCCCAGCTGGAGGAGCGCGCGGCCAAGTCGAGCCTGACCACGGCCCAGGCCCTGACCCAGCTGCGCAACGCCCTGGTCAGGTACGTGGGGGAGGGCGACCAGGCCTCCGGCGCGAGCGCCACGATGGCGGCTGCGATCAAGACGCTGGCCGACAACATCGGCGTGCTGATCCCCGCGATCGCCATCCTCGGGGTCGCCCTGGGCGTCGGCTTCGTCACCAACGCCGGCAAGGCGGCGGTGGCGGCCAGGGGCGCTGGGGGCGCGATCCTGACGGCCTTCGGCGGTCCTGTCGGTCTGGCGATCACCGCCGTAGGCATCGCGATCGCCAGCGTCGCTGGTGAGGCCGCCGTAGCCCAGCGCGACGTGGCTGGGCTACAGGCGACGACGGACGACCTGAAGGGCTCGCTGGCCGACGCCCGGGCGCTCCTCGATCCCACTCCCGGCAAACTGGCCAGCGTGGGCAAGGAGGCCGCCGGGGCGGTGCCGGGCATCACAGCCTTCGCTGGCGAGGTCGGTAAGGCGGCCGCCAAGCTCTGGGAACTGGCCGCTGCGCAGAAGGCCGCGGCTATCAACAAGCTGCTCGGCGAGCGGGCCAACCTTTCGACCCAGATCCAGAACAACGAGCGGCGCTTGCCGCAGCAACGCCGCGAGGCGTTCGGGCAGGATTTCGGCTTCGGCGACCACGGCTCCCTCCAGGAACAGATGGGCCGCGCCAAGCGGTTCTTCGCCGGCGAGATCGCCAACTGGTACACGGGCGGCAAGAGCGACCAGGAACTGGCGGACTCGATCAAGGCCGCCAAGGCCCGGATGGGCGAGCTTGAGAAGGCGATCGTCGATCTCGGCAACGCCGACCTGAAGGAGTTTGTCGACGAGGCCAAGGCGCTTCAGGCGGCCATGGCGCCGCCGGCCGCCAAGCCCAAGGGAAAGGGCAAAGACAAGGGCGGGATAAAGGGCTGGGAGATCGATCCCGCCACGGTCGACCCGAGCACTTTCTTCGACATCAACGCCGACGTCGGCCGCCCGGTCGACGTGACTTCGAACGAGCGCGGTCTGGTCAGCAGCGAAGACCGCGTGGCCGATCTGGCGAAGGCCCTGGAGGCCATGCGCCAGCAGCAGTACGACCGCATTTACGATGCCACCTACGGCGCGCTCGACGCGGCCTTCAGGGGCGGCGCGAAGGGTCTGCTGGCCTACTTCGGCGAGCAGCTGCGGCAGTCGCTTCTCAAGGGGGCCGCCAAGGGCCTCGCTGAGGCCTTTTCCAAGAAGGCGGGCGGCGGGATCGCCAAGGCGGCCATGGCGCTGTTCGGCTTCAAGGACGGCGGCTACCTCGGCGGCTTCGCCGGCGGCGGCCTTCTCCAGGGACCGGGCACCGGAACCTCCGACAGCATTCTAGCCAGCAACGGCAAGGGCAAGTTCGCGCGGTTCAGCGATGGCGAGTTCATCGTCAACGCCGCCGCCACGCGAAAGCACCGCGCGCTGCTGGAAGCGATCAACTCCGGCCGGATCGGCGGCTTCGCCAAGGGCGGGATCCTTGGATCCTCGCCGGCGGCGCTGGCGGCCGGCTCCACCTTCCGAGGCGGCGGCCCGGTGTTCGACCTGCGCGGCGCGGTCATGACCGAGGATCTGCTGATGCAGATCAACGACCAGATCGACGCCAGCGAAACCCGGGCGGCGACCCGTGGCGCGCAAGGCGGGCTGGCGCTCACCCAGGCCCGGCTGGCGCAGCAAGCCAAGGCCCGGTTGGGCTGGAGATAGCAGATGGCTTTCCAGGTTCCTCGCCTGCCCAAGACGGCGCAGGTCGAGCCCTTCTATGTCGACGCCAACGCCGACATGGAACCGGTCGTGGTCGGCAAGGTTCAGACGATCCTCCGGCCCGGCAAGTGGGGCGTGAAGGTTTCGATCCCAGAGCTGAACCCTGTCGACGCCCGCCGGTTCTGCGCCGCCCAAGTCGCGCACAAGACCGAGGGCGGGCCGATCTCGTTGAGTTGGCCGCAGGCCGACCTTGCCGAGATCCCGCCGACGGTGGCCGTCGATGGTGCAGGCCAGACTGGGGCCAGGCTGGCCGTCAAGGGCCTGACGCCGGGCTCGACGGTTCCTGGCTTCGCGTTCTTCAGCTTCACAGTCTCGGGCGAAAGCTTCCTCTACTGCACCAGCGGGGAGGCTTTGGTCGACGCCAACGGCCGGGCGCTTTTGCCGATCAGCCCCATGATCCGCGTGCGGCCAGCCGACGGCGCCGCCCTCAACTTCGCCGACCCCCAGATCCAGGGAAAGCTGGAGACCGGGAACGTCGAATGGTCGCTCGTTCGGCTGAAACACACCGGCGTCAGCTTCATGATCACCGAGATCCAGTAACCGCCATGAGCCTCGCGCCCTCGACGGCCGCCGCACTGAAAAGCTCGGCGGTGATGATGCCCTATTGCCTGGAGTGGGACCTTCCGACGGGACCCCTGCGGCTCAGCGAGCACTCCCCCTTCAGTTTCCCGGTCGACGGTCAGGCCGCCGAGTTCACGCCCTTCGACGGGAACTACGGCGTCCTGGGCGCCGTCGGCCCGATCAGCGACGGCGTGACCGCCGAAGTGCCCACGACGTCGTTCGTGCTCTTTCCCCCGCCGGCGCTGGTGAACACCGTCACCGCCGCGCTGTCGGCCGCCGGCAAGCGGCGAGTGCGGATCTGGGAAGTGGTGCTTGATCCGATCACCGGTCGGCCGATCGGCGACGCGATCCCGCTGATGATCGGCCAGAGCGACGTTCCGACCAACACGGTCGACAAGGGCGTCCGCTCTCTGACCGTCACCGTTCTGAGCCGGTTTGCCCGGTTCCTGCGTCCTCGAGAGGGGGTGCGGCTGAACCACGGTACGCACCAGCGCTGCAAGCCCGGCGAGAAGGGCATGCAGTTCATGCAAAGCGTCAGCCGGACGATCCCCTGGGGCTCATCGACGCCCACAAGTTCGCTAAGCGCCGCCCAGGCCGCCGCCTACGCGCGCCTCTACGGCTCCACCTATTTCGGGGTGACGAAATGATCCATCCGCTAGATCTCCGCGTCCAGGTGGCAGAGGCCACGCGCGCCGCGTTCGAAGGCCACGCCTTCGCATGGGGCCATTACGACTGCGTCCGCCTGGCCGCATTCGCAGCACTCGGCATGGGCTATGCGCCCCGCCTTCTGAGGGGCGGTTTCTACCGCACGGCCCTGGGCGCCCGGCGCGCTATCAGGCGAACCGGGTTCGCGTCTCTGGAAGCGGCTATCGACGATCTGGGCCTTCCACGCCTCGGCTGGGCCTACGCCCTGCCCAGCGACATCGTCGCTTTGCCGAGCGGCGAGGACTGGCCCGCTCTCGGCGTGGTGATGGACCAGAACCACGTCCTGGCCTTCTCGAACGTGGACGGGCTTTGCCGCATCGCCCGCCCCGCCCCCTCCGACATCAAGATCCTGTGGAGCGCACCGCCGTGCCTCAAGCAGCCCTAGCCGTCGCCGCCTGGGTCGGCCAGACGGTCTTCCAGGTCGCTAGCGCGATCGGCATGTCCGTCAGCGCCGCCGCGACCGCCGCCAACGTCGCCGCAGCCGCGACCCTCGCGGTCGAGGCTTATGCGGTCGTCAAGGCCACCGAGGCTATGACGCCGAAAATCCGCGACCAAGGCTCGACCGTTCAGTGGCAGGCCGATCCCCGCGCTGGCGTGCCCTATGGCATGGGCCGCTGCGCGATCGGCGGGAACATCGTGTTCAACCAGTCGTCTGGTTCGGGCAACAAGTACCTGAACTTCGCCACCGTCTATAGCGGCGCCGGGCCGATCCAGGGTTTCGAAGCGTTCCAGTGCAACGGCGTGACCGTGTCGTTCACCGCCGACAGCGGTGAGGGCGCCTCCGGCTACTACCTCAATCGGATGTGGCAGAAGCGCCAGCTGGGGCTCGCCACTGAGGGGTGGATGCGTTGGACGGCGGTCGGCTCCAAGGACACGCCCTCCGATCATGGAGGGATGCCCTCGGAGTGGACGGCGGCGCACAAGCTGTCGGGCTATGCGGCCACTCTGTGGGCGTTGGAATATGACCCCGAGCGCTTTGCCTCGGGCGTGCCCTCGCCGCGCATGGTGGGACGCTGGGTCAAGGTTTATGACCCGCGCAAGGACAGCACTTTTCCGGGCGGCAATGGTCCCCATCGCATAGACGACGAAACCACCTGGGAATGGTCGGCCAACCCCGGCTTGCACGGTCTGACCTGGATCATCGGGCGGCGCTCGGGCGGGATCCTGATCCTGGGCCTCGGCGCCTTCGCCGACGAGATCGACATTCCGGCCTTCGTACATCTTGCCAACGTTTGTGACGCCAACGGCTGGACGATGGGCGGGAGCGTCACCAGCGCCGACAATACGTGGGAGGTTCTGAAGGCGATCCTGCAGTCGGGTGCGGCGACGCCGATCCTGGGCGGATCGCAGATCTCGTGCTTGGTCAATGCGCCCTCGGCGAGCCTCGTCACGGTGACGGATGACGACATCGTCGGGACCGCGACCGTCCCGGCGCAGGTTTCTGCCGACGAGGCGATCAACACGGTCTGGCCGTCCTATACCGAAGAAGCGCTGGATTGGGAGGTTGTCACCCCCGACGCGCCGGTCCAGGTGGCCGCGTACGTCGACGCGGATGGCGAGGAGCGGTCGGTCGAGTTGGGCCTTCCGCTGGTTCAGCAGGCGATCCAGGTCGGGCAGCTGTGCCGCTACGCGATCGAGGACGCCCGTGAACTGAACGGCATCGTGCTCATGCTGAAGCCTTGGCTTCGGTGGGTGCCGCCGGGCTCTTGCGCTCTCATCCAGGCGCCCGAGACCGGTCTGAACGGCCAGAAGATCCGGCTGCTGAAGCGCACCCGGGAGATGTCGACCAAGACCGTCGGCTGGACGATGCGCACCGAGACAGACGCCAAGCACGGCTACGCGCTTGGCCAAGTAAATGATCCGCCATCCTCTCGTCAGCTGACCTCGTATGACCCGGCAATTGTGCCGGTGCCGACGCAGACCGCGTTCGAGTTGATCGCCGGGCAGGTGGCTGGAGCCGGTGGTGCTCTGCCGGCGATCGTGGTCGAGGGCCAGGCCGATCTCTACGAGGCGGTATCGGTAGTGGTCGACTACCGCCAGGTTTTCCCGACCCAGCCGGTGACCTATGGCGTTTGGCAGTCCCAAACCTTCTCGGCGAAAACGACCCGCCTGATTGTCACTGGGGTGGAGGCGGGAGCGAAGTATCAAGTTCGGATCCGTTACATCACGGCCAATGGCGTTGAGAATGCGGGTACGGGCACCGATCTTGGCGAAGTCGCCGTCGGCGGCGTCGACGCCGGCACGGTCCAGGGCCGCGAGGTCGTGCAGGACATTCTCGACCTGATCGAGACCTATGGCGACACCGCCTCGGCTGCGGCCTCGGCGGCCGCGGCGGATGCGGCCCGCGACGCTGCCGAGCTGGCCCGCGAGCAGGCGACCGCGAAGGCTGCCGACGCGTCGGGCTCGTCGCTTGCCGCCGCTGGCGCCGCGTCGACCGCCGTTGCCAAGAGCGCCGAAGCCGCACAGTCGGCGACGGCCTCCTTTAATCAAGCCCAGACGGCGGGCGGGCATGCCCAGACTGCTGTTGGGGCATCGGCGGCGGCGACGGCTGCTGCGGCGGCGGCGCAGCAAAGTTCAACGCTTGCGGCGTCGGTTGGCCCCGGCGTGCTGAACAAGAACCCGGTGTTCTCGGACTATCCGACCACGACCGGTGTTCCTGGCTCGTGGTTCGACTGGACGCGCGGAGATCTTGGTACTCGCCAGGGCGGGGAAGTCGGGCTGTATGCCTACGAAGTCGATGCGCCCACTACTGATGACCACGGCATCCAGCAGTTCGGCATCTACAGCGCTCCCGGCTGGTATGTGATCGAGGCCGACGCCTGGCTGCAAAGCGGCACATGGTCGGGCGCTTGCGTCCTGTTCTGGGGTCCGAGCGAGGCCGGAAAGCAGATCGACTGCGCTACCGATCCGGACATCGGCGATGTCACGGGGGCTTTGGGTCCTGGTGTTCGCCGGTTCCGGAAGATGGTTCAGATCGCGGCTGCGGAGGCGAAAAACCTCTACTGCATGACGAACTTCGCGGCCGTCTCCCCGAAGGTGGCGAAGCGCATCCGCTGGTACAGGGTCGCGGTACGACCGGCCACCGAGGGCGAGATCAAGGGGCGCCGGGCTGACGGCAATGCCGGTTCGGCCTTGGCACAGATTGCGGCCGAGGCGGCTATTCGCGCATCTGAAACAGGTGCGCTCACCTCCTCGGTGAACACCCATACCTCGCAGATCGGCGGGTTGACCTCGACTGTGACGGCGCAAGCCGGAACCCTGGCTGATCACACGGGCAAGCTGGCCGCCTACCTGAAATGGACGGCGGCGGCGGGCTCGGACGAGGCCAAGGTCGAAGTGGCGGCTGGCGGCGGTAATTCCATCGTCCGCCTCGTGGCCAAGACCCTTTCCCTGGCCACGGCGGTTGGTGGCGCAGTGTTCGACGTGCTGACGATCGTCGGCGACGTCGTGCGCTTCGCGCGGCCGATCGAGATCGTGGTCGGCGGCGCTAAGCTCTGTCTCGGCCCCGGCTTTGGGGCCGGCGGCAACTTGGTCATGTGGTTTGGGCCTTCCATCGCCCAGGCGCAGATGACCAAGGGCAACGCCACGTTCTGGCTGGACAACGCTGGCGGGGCCTACTTCGGCGGCTCTATCATGTCGGGCCGTTTCAGCAACAGCGCCACTGGGACGGACTTGAGCGTGCCTGCGAGCCTGACCCTTGGCCCCTTCGGGACCAACGGCCAGCCGATCACGGTGAACTGGTCATACGTCGGCTCGCGCGAGGGCTGGCGAGCAGGCAATCAGTCGGCTTCCGGGACGTACACAGTCGGGCTTGCGCTCTATCGGACTATCGCTGGTCAGGCTGAGACGCTGGTCGACACCAAGGCGATCAGCGGAAACTTCGACTACCTCTACTACGACGGCGAATTTGGCCGGACGATGTTCCGCGAGAGCATCTCAGGCGCCTTCACCTTCACCGATACGGCGGGCGGCGTCGCCAACCGCACCTATCGCGTGGCCGTGACCTCGCGGTCCTTCAGCACCGTCGCGGGCAACTCCAGCCAGCCCGACAGCGTCGTCCAGCGCTACAGCCTGGTGACGTCGGAAAACTGACCTTCAGGCAAACCAAGGAACTGATCATGTCCACTCTCGCCGAGCTGGAAGCCCAGCAGGCTGCCCTCGACCTGGCCAAGGATACCTACAGCCGGCCGTTCATCGACAGCGCCCATGCCGCCCTGTCCAGTGAGGCGGCCCACGGCCTGGTGGTGGATCTACGGGCCGCGTTCGACGGCCTGCCTGGGGGCGAGGTCAAAACGCAGATCGGCAATCTGCTGTCGGTCTTTGCCTACGTGCCGGTTCGCGTTGCGGCCGAGGCCGAGCGCTTGTCGCAAATCCTTGACGCCCCCTCCGAGCCCTAATCCGCCCATCCCAAGCCCAACCAAGGAGCCGACATGGCTACTGTTCATATCGTGCTGGCCAATGTTCAGGCCCGCGCGCGCACCGGCGCGACCATGCCGGTTCCGGACTCCGTGCCATCGGGCGTCGACACCGTCGCCTCGGCGGCCGCGTCAACCCAATCAACGCTGGCTGGCGCCGCCGGGCAGTTCTGGAGCATCGTGTCTACGGGCGCGGTGTGGGTGAACTTCGGGCCTAATCCCGTGGCGGGCTCTGACGCCGGCTGGCTCGTGCCTGCTGGCGTTCCTCGGGACTTCGCCGTCACCGCAGATGGCGAGAAGATCGCGGTAAAGGACGTTTGATGGCCGGTATGTCTCTTGGCCTTTCGCTAGGCCTTAATCTGACCGTCGCGACTTCGGATGCCCCTTCGGGCATGGCGATCACCGCCACCTCGATCGCCGACACGGTCGCCCCTGGTTCGGTGATCGGCGCTGTATCGGCTCCCGCCGGCTACAGCGTTGAGCTGATTTACGACAGCGACGGCCGCTTTGCGCTGTCGGGCCAGGATCTGGTGGTCGGAGCCACGCTTCTGACGCCGGGCACTTTCGGCCCGGGCGGCGCGCACACCTGGCCTGGACCAATCCTGCGCGCGGTGAAGGCTGGCGCGCCCTATTCCGATCTGGTGCTGCGCCCAGTGATCACCGTCCAGGCGGTGCGAAGCCCGGCCGATATCGCCGGCCTGACGGCGGCCTGGCTGTCCGACGTCGGCGTCACCGCCAACGGATCGGGCCAGGTGACGGCCTGGGCCGGAGCGTACGGCACGGCCTACGCCCTGACCCAGGCTACGCTCGCCAACAGTCCGACGATCGCAGCGGGCTATGGCCCGGGCGGCCTGCAAGGCGTTCGGTTCACTAGCGCCAACTCGCAGCACATGAACATCACCCCGGCCCTGCCGATGACCGATGGGACGATCGTTGCGGTCTATCAGCCGCTCGACACCAGCGCCAACAAGGCGATCTTGGGCTCGGGCAGCCGGTTCCTCTGGCAGACGTCGTCGACGTCGGTTTCGCTCAACATGGGCAGCACCGTCGCTGCGACGCCAGTGGCAAACGCCACCCTGACGACAAACCGGATCTCCACGCTGGTGGTGACCCACGACGGAACCACGGGGGCTTACGCCGCCCGCGTCGACGGCGTGGCGGCCAACGGCGGCGGCAACGCTGGCGTCTCGGCCGCCGCCTTCACCTACGTCGGCCGGCAGGCGTCAACCGCCTATGGCAACTACGTCCTGATGGCGTTGCTGGTTTACAACCGCGTGCTGACGGCTGACGAGATAGCCGCCGTCGAAGCGTGGGCGATGGGTCGCCGCACCACGGAATGGTTCTGCGCGGCCGATGGTCAGGCGGGGAATACCGGCTTCAATCCCGCTTCCCCCAAGCCCGCGGCTCAAGCCTTCCTGTCGGGCCAAGCTTTCCGCGCGTGGGACAAGATCCGGTCCAAGGGCGGCGACCTCATGGTTGGGACAATCACGGCACTGACGGGCGGCATGACGGCGGCGAAACCGGTTCGCGCCATGACCTATGGCCTGGGCAAGCCGCGCTGGTGGGGCGCCGCCCCGATGGCGCTGGCCTATACCGGCGCCTATCCGGCGCAGACAGCGGCTCTGGCTCGGGCCAACGCCCTGGGCATGATCTGGTGGTATCGCGATGGCCTCGACGCTGCGCCCGTCCAGGTCTTCTCGCGCGCCCTGACCGAGGACCGTTCGTTCCAGCACGCGGATGGCGCGTTGCAGATCCGCCTCGAGGCCGGCCGCGACGCCAACGCCGAGGTGCTGGTGATCCCCGCCGACCTTAGCGATCAGCAGCTCTACAGCATCGGCACGAGCAACTTCGAACTGCACGGCCACGACGTGCGCCACTTCCTGGGCCAGATGTGGTCGCCCCAGGGCCAGCGGACTGTGCTTCGGGACTGCTACCTGGGCTTCGGCTGCGATGATGGTCACTCGCCCGGCGGCTCGTTGCACGACTGCTCGTTCAACGAGATCACCGCGACGGGCACCAGTCTGTCGATCACGCGCGGCCCGGGTGACGGGATCAGCGTGCACGGCGGATCGGGGCACACCCTGCGCTACAACTGGGTTCACGACTGCCTTGGTCCTGGCATCCGCAACGAGGAAGGCTCGGGCGTGGTGATGGAGGGCAACAACGTCGAGAACTGTTCTGCGCCGCTGCGGATCATCAAGAACGCAAGCTATCCGGGGCCAGCCGCCGCGATCTATCGCGGCAACCGCATCCAGCGCGGCGCAGGCGCCCTTCAGCGCGACGGTCTGCTGCTCGATAGCGGGCTGCCGGCCAATATCGCCGTCACTGTCACCGACAACCTCTTCGTCGGCGAAGGCGTGGCCGATGGCGTGGCCATTCGAAATAGCGGCCTGGGGGCGGTCAACGCATCGGGCAATGTGCAAACCGGCTTTGCCGGCATGGGGGGGTAATGATGCAGCAGCCTCTTCCGATCGGCCCTGGGGTCTATGTCGTCCGCGTCGAGCACGCGGAGGATGGAACAATCACGCAGCGTTTCACCCCGTGTCCGGATGATCCCGCACCGACGTTGCAGGACGAACTGCGGGCGCATCGGCGGGTGGCGACTTTCCGCGCCGTCGCCGACGCCCTTCAGGACGGCCTTAGCCTCACGAGGCGCGAAGCGAGCCTTGCCGCTGTTCTCTATGTGAACGCTCCAGCCGCCACCGACCGCCAGACGATCCGCGCCGCCGTCCATGGCCCCAGGGCTATAGGTTCGCGGGAAGATCCCGACTGCTGGCTGCGTCAGCTGATGAGCCGGCTGCGAACCAAGCTAGGCGCGGGCGCGGTCGCCACCAACTATGCGGAGGGATATCGGCTCACGCCGGAGGGTGTGGAGCTGTGTCGCATGGCTCTGTCGAGGATCGCTGCCTGAGGCATCCGTTCTTCGTCGCGCCTGCGTCCGCGACGAAGAACGGCGGCCGGACCTTTATTGAGGGGGGCTCATCCGGCCCCATCCGAATAAGCGCAAGACTGGTCTATGGGCAATCTCAAATTGCAGCGTTGTGCGGGTGCGCGAATGCTGGTGAGCGCCCCAGGCTGACTTGCTCCAGATCGGCGCCTGGGCACATGCGCGATGCGGCTAGATAGTCGAGCGCCCTGGGTGTCAGGCTATAGAAGGCATCAAGGCCACTACCGGGCGAGATGTAACCCTGCTCGATCGCCTCGCTGATCTCCAGGTCCCATTCTTCAAGGCGCGCATCGCCGTCCGGCAAGGACCCTCCGACGCTTTCGAAGCTGAGGAGAAGGTGTTGAACAACCGCGCTCGGTTCCGCCACGGGCGGCGCAAGCCAGGCGAACAGCCGGCCAACTAGCTTACGTAAGAACTTCACAGACTTCCCCCCAACGCGGCCGCTAAGGCGGCTCGTCAAGCGTGACCATAATGGAAGGGCGCGCTTTGGGGTAGAGCTTGGGGCGAAAACGCCAGGCTCACGGGCTGGCGAAAGAAGGCCCCGGCGCAAGGCCGGGGCCTGAGTAAGGGGTAAGTGTCGCGTCCCTTGCGGCGCCCCGCAGAACGCTGAGCGGCGCAGCGTTTTCCCGCCGCTGATCCAACATCGAAAAGGGGCCGGCGGATGCTGGACAAATCGCGGCTGCACGCGCTCGCGGTAAGCGCGGTCGTGGCCTTCCTCCTATGGGGGCTCGCCCTCGTGCCTATTGTGCTGGGCGACGAGGAGAACTCGCGCCGCGCCATCGCAAGGGCGGTGCTCGAAAAGACCCTCGTGGCCGCGCTGGGCGTCCTGGCCGCGCACCTCGCGCAGCCATGGTCGGCCGACGCCATCAACGCCGTCATCGGCGTCCTGCCGATCAAGCTGGGCGTCAAGATCGACGCGGTTACGTCCTCGGCCCTGGTCGTGGCGCTGACCGTCACCTTCCTAGGCGAGCCGAAGGCCAGGGCGGCGGCCGTGGAATGGGCCAAGCGCTTCGTTCCGGGGTTCGCGAAATGAGCGGCGCGAGCGCCATGGCCGAGGCTCTCGCGGTGACCTTGGCCTGCTGGTCGGCGGGGGCCTGGATCCTCGCCGCCCGGCTCCTCTCAACCGACGGCCGGGGGTGGCGAACCCTCGGCCTTCGGGTCGTCTGGCCTGTCCAGGGTGTGGGGGTGTTCTGGCTGATCGCCGCGCTTGTGGCCCTCGGCCAGCCCCGCGTCGTTGGTCCCTTCACGCTGGCCCTGGCGGCGCTGTTCGCTACCGCCGGCTCGATCCTCTTGGGCTCCGTCGCGCGTAGGCGCGAACCGCCCGCTTCCTGAAATCGGAGATCCACTATGGACGTCCGCGACCTTCAACGTCGCCTGACGGCGCTTGGCCTGTATGCCGGCGCTGTCGATGGCCAGTTTGGCCCCTTGAGCCGAGCCGCATTCTTTGCGGCCCTCTCTTCACCCGCTCGGCGTCTTACCGACGCTGACCTCGACCAGGCCGCCAGCCTGCATGGCCTGACCGCTGCTCACGTCGGCGCGCTCGTCGACGTCGAGGCCAGCGGCCGGGGGCAAGACCCCGCCACCGGCCGGCCGGTCATTCGCTATGAAGGCCACCAGTTCCGTTCGCGCACGGGCAATGACTTCGACGGCCGTTACCCGGCCCTGTCATTCCCCTATGCCGACCGCGCCAAGCGGGTGCAGCCGTCCGCCCAGGTCGGCCGGTGGGAACTGCTCGCCGCCGCCGTAGCCCTCGTGCCTGGCGCCGCGCTGGAAGCGACGTCCTGGGGCCTCGGTCAGATCATGGGGTTCAACTACGCAGCCTGCGGCTTCCCTGACGTCTGGACCTTCGTTCGAGCGATGGCCGCCAGCGAGCGCGACCAGCTCGTCGCCATGCTGTCGTTCCTGCAATCGGAAGGCCTGCTCAAGCACCTGAAGGAAAAGCGGTGGGACCGTCTGGCCGCTGGCTACAACGGGCCGTCGTACCGCGACAACGCCTACGACGAGCGGCTGGCCAAGGCCTATGCGCGGCGAGGCGGCAAATGACCGCCCTCGTCGCGATCCTGAAGGCCTGGGGCGCGGGCCTGCGCCACTTCCTGGCGACGCCGGCCGGCCGGGCGCTCGCCGTCCTGGGCGTCGCCGCGCTCGTCCTGATCTTGACCTATCGCGCCGGGTTCAAGGCCGGCGTCGAGCGCGAAGTCACCGCCCAGGCCCTGCGCGAAGAGGCGGCCCGTAAGACTTCGGCCAAGGTCGAGAAAGTCGGCAAGGCGATCACCGCCGCCGTCGACCAGCAGAGCGCCGCTCGCAAGGTCGAGATCCGCACCATCACGAAAACCCTCATCGAAAAGGTCCCCGTCTATGTCACGGTTGAAGCTGATCGCCGCGTTGACGTCCCTGTCGGCTTTGTGCGCCTGCACGACCAAGCCGCAACTGGTCTGCCCGGCCTTCCCGACGCCCCCGGCCTCATGGTCGACGCCCCTTCCGGCGTTCCGCTCTCTGCCGTCGCCGGAACCGTCGTCGGCAACTACGGCGTCGCCTACGAATGGCGCGAAGAGGCTCTAGGCTGCCGTGCCTGGGTGGCGCAGCAGGAGGCGCTGTGGCGCGCGATGGTCCCAACGCCCTCGCAGTGAGCAGCCTCGCACAGTCGCCGTCGTGATAAGTGGCCGCCCCGCGAGAGGGGGCAGGGCGGCCCGCGTCCGGCGATCTCGGCATCACCCTCTCGTGGTGCGTCGATCCCTACGCTATGCAAACGGTGCGCTCCGGCGGGCCGGGTTACAATCCCCCAGATTTAGGGGGCTTCCGCTTGTGACAAGGGGACAGCCCGCTCGAGCGCGGAGCGGAACAATGGTGTAAAGTACTCAAGGTCCAAGCCTACCTTGCGCCGCCTCCCGTTCATCTCCAAGAACACGCGGCCAGGACCGTCTCCTTTCGCGTACGCAATATCCGCGTTTTTTCCAGTTGCGCGCTCGTGTATTGAGATAATTGCGTACTCTACAATAGTTTCCCCATCTCTAAGGCCTTCGGGCATTTCTCCATCACTAGAAGGCGGATGGATAATCCACTCGCATCGCTCGTTTCCAAGGCTACTTGTTACAAGCGCAACGCCTTCCCGGCTGTGGCTAATGTGATATAGGTTTCCGAGTTCACCAATGCTGATCGCATCGCCGTCGAATAAAATCTCAAGATGCCAAAATAGTACAGGCGATACTCTTGCGAGGGAGCCATCCATGCGCATATGAACAAGATCGAAGTATCCGCCCGCACGTGTTGCTATACTTTTGGCCGCCTCATACTGCTGCTCAACCATGAAACGGTTCGCGTAAGATAGCAATTTGAAGGTGATGTTTCGATCACTGTCTTCTGGATTGCGACTTTCAACCGAGCTGTGGAAAGTGCGAATGAAGTGATCCGCTCCGCTCCCGTCGACTGCGATCGAGCGCGCGGCATTTTGTGTAGTCAGAACGCCATCAGAGCACACGATGAAGGTGTGCGTTTCGTCATCTGATGTGTATGAGCACAGCAATATACAGCTGAAATTATTCGGTGGATTGGCGTTAATATAATTTGAATACTCTTCACCATGCCTTGGGCTTGAAAACTCGTCCCGCAGCCTATCAATCCACAGCATTGCAGCGCTTAGATTTCCACACCAAGCCACTGCAAGGTGCGGCGCAACAATCAACACCTTTGGAAAGAGTCCAACAACGCGAAATGACTTTTCCCAAATAGCTTCGTTGGGCAGGGGGCTCGTCGGGATTGGGCTGTCACCATTGAACGGATAGTCAGTCGTCAGGAGGGCATCGCCGAGAAGCCACATGCCATGCTCGCGGTGCTGGTAGCCAACGATCAGAGTCATGTGTGCCCCCCCCCCCCCCCTTTTTTCGAACAGCGCTCCGCCAGTGTCGCTATTTACTGCGGAGATTGCGCATTGCGCAGGTACGCTTCACCGGCAAGCCATACCGGCCATTACTGATAGACCTAGTCTCCAAAGGATATACGAGCCAAGATCTCGCTTGCGATCAACGACGAAACGCGAACCGCGTTCATCTGAGCACCCGGCAGGCTCTGCTATCCTGCGGCGATAGCTATTCTTCGTGGGGATAGGCCAAGCGCTCCAGACCCTGCGCCGGGTCCACCGCCACTTCCACCCATAGACGCTCGATCAGCAGGCCTTGATACGCGGCGAGCTCAGCAGCTGCCGGGCTAGACGCCAGTGCAGCGGCCAGGCGGCGCTGGGCGACGTGGAGCGCCGTGCCGGTCTCGGCGCTGGCCAGCTTGTGCATCTCGATGGCCGCGTAGGCCGCGCGAAGCTTCAGGCCCTCCTGCGGCTGGGCCAATTCCGCCGCCAGGATCGGTTCGCCGATGGTGCGCTGTAGAGAGTAGCCGACGGCGAGGACGCCGCGGCGGACCACGTCCTTCCAGTAGTCGATGGGATCGCTCATGAGCTGAAGAGGTCCTGGCGCAGGGGCGGAAAGTCCCTCTCGACCGCCAGCTCCCCAGCTGGCAAAGCGCGCAGGATCTCGGCAGCCGGCCGCTCCAGGTCGAGCCAGTCCCGGCCTTGCGCGCCGGCCAGCACCACGACTTGCCGATCGTGGTAAGGCGCGACATCCGGTCCGGGCTCGGTCGTAAGCATCGTCCAGGCGCCGTTCTTTACGATGCCGGCGATCCAGAAGAGCGGGCTGGCCGGCATGGTGAAGCGCCAGCGCGTCTTGCGCTTCTGGCCAGGCTGGGGCGTCGTGAACTCATAGAAGGCGTCGGCAGGGATTAGCACGCGGTCGCTGCCGGAAAAGTCTCGCCCTTCGCTGACGAAGTTGAAAACGGGGCCGCGCGGCCCCGGCCAGCCCCACGGGGTCATCGAACCCACGGCCTGGTCGCCGACATGCCGGACGATCGGCGCGGTCTCGGTCATGCGGATTTCAGGGCGAGGCTGGAAGTTGCTGGCCTGCCCCTCCCACACCACCGGCAGGCGCAGCACCTTGGCCCAGGTCTCGAACAGGTCAGCGGTCTTGAGGCTGTAGAGGTTACACATCGTCGGGCCGCCGATCCCAGCGGCGCAGCGCCCACCATCCGCGCGGGGCGTGCTCTGGATCGCCCATGTCGATAAACAGCTCGTAGTGGCGCCGTTCGTCGCTCTCGAGCTGCTTTACGACGTCGGGTGGTGGGCCTTCCTCGAATTGCTCGTGGTCAGGCGCGCGATTGGGCTTCTTCCACTGGCTCATGTGCGAACGCTACATCTCTGCATCGACATCGACTAGGTGATCGCGGCCCCGCGCGCCGCAGCGGCTGCATCGGAGCTTGCCCCGTATCTCGTGGGGCATGGTGTGTCCGCCCAGGTTCACGATCGCCTTCTCCCGGCTCCAAACGGCTCGGTTGCCGCAACGGATGCACCGGATCGTGAGCGCCGTCTTGATGCGGCGCAGGGTCGGCCAAATCTGGGCCATGCGTTATCGGCCGCCATGGCCATAGCCGTAGTCCGCGGGGATCAGTCCTGCGTCCATCAACGCGTTCATCACCTCCCAGCGCGCCCTGGCCGCATCGGCCGGTTGCAGCACGCCGTTAAAGGTCATGACGGGCATACGACCCGGACAGCGCGGGCAGACGGCCTTGGCCTGAATCTCGGTCATGGTGCAGTTGAGCAGTGGGCGCGCCCGCCCAAGCATCACGTCGCGCCGCCACGTCTTGCCGTGGCCACAAAACTGACAGCGGAAGCCGATCTCCCAGCCCCGCTCCAGCGCCTCGACCAGGCGCACGTGCGCGAAGGTGTCGCTGAGTTGCGCGGCCTTGCGTCGATCGCTGGCCGAGGGCTCAGGCATCCGCGGGCGGCTCCACCTGGCGCACGGCGCGCCACCAGGGCCAACGCCGGCCTTCGCCGCGCTGGACCTTCTCCATCTCGAACCAGGCGCTTTCGCCGTCGAAGGACGGCACGTCCTCAACCTCGACGAATTCGCTCGTCGCACGGCTCGACCTACTGCTCTTCTGCGGAAAAGTGAAATGCAGGGTGCGTGATGTCGGGTCGGCACCGTGCGCCCGCACCCGCGTCAGCTTGACGACGGCGGTCAGGTAAACGCGGGGCTTCGGGACGGCGCGGGCGCGCGTCGTCGCGCGCTCCTTAGCGCGGGGCGGGGGCAT